CTGCTGCAGCTTCTGCTTACTCCAGGCCTGCCCAACGGCCAGAATGATGCCTTCCAGTTCTTGCTGGCCACCTCCCATGGCGGCGGCGGTATCGGTAAGCGCCATCAGGCTGCCATTGGTGGGGTCTAACCCAAAGGTGCGCAGCTTTAAGAACGCATCGGCCACGCCATCCAGCGCCAGCGGCGTGGTGCGGGCGAACTCTTCAATGTAACCCAGCTCTTCCGGGCTTAACCGTTTGCCCAGCAGTTCAAACTGGGTGCCGGTTTTGTACACTTTGTCGGCCAGCGAGTTCAGGTTATCGCGCACCTCATCGACAACAGTAACGATACCCAGCAGCGCCGCTGCTTTGGCAGCCAACTCGCCGAAACCGAAGCTGGTTTCTTCTGCAGCGTCAGCGGTTTCGTTCAGCCCATCGCGGGCTTCGTCCAACTGCTCTTTATTGGCACGCAGCGCGCCGTTGGTGCGGTCAATTTGCTGGCCAAGTTGCAGCTGGGTGGTGGCCAGATCATCCAGATCACCGCCCACGCCTTTAACGGATTTTTCAAGCTGGCCAACGGCTTTGGCGCTGTCTTGCCACTCTTTTTTGGCGGCCCGCGCGGCGGTGTTGGCTTTTTCTAATGCCAGCGCCAGTTCCGGGGTTTTCTCAGATTTCAGCGCGGCTTTTAATTCGATAACCTCACGCTGCGCCTGATCGAATGCGGCCTCGGCTTCTTTGGCAGCATCACGCGCGGCATCCAGCCCCTGGGCGGCTGCCTTGGCGTTATCCAGCCGGGTGAGTTCTTTTTCTAAACTGCGGCTGCGGGCTTCCAGTTCCTGCAGATCCTTGCCCGCTTCTTTTACGCCCGGTGAAATGGCGTTTTTTACCTGCAGCAGCAGACTGACAATTTTATTGGCCATAACCCACACACAGAAAAAAGCCCGACCATTTTGCCAACGCTGGGAAAATGGCCGGGCTGAAATTAGGAATTAAGCGGTAATTAAAAAGCCGCAGAGCCTGCGCATCCGGCACAGGTTGCGGCACACGCACCCAACAGGGTTTTTACACGCGGGTAATTTTCGCGTACTTCGACACGCCAGCGCCGGTCTTGCTGGCGTCTACCAGAGCGGAACCAGACAGTGCGTTTTCGGCAAAGTCATCCTGAATAAAGCCAAGGCCGGCGGTCGGGCTGAACTTGCTGCGGTAGATCTGCACGTTGAACGGCAGGCCGTTGTCGGCATCGTTGAAGCCTTCCATAAACAGCTCGTACTCGTAGCCGCTGTTGGTGAGCATCTCGATGGCGCTGTGGGCTTTGCTGGTGTAGCTGACCAGAATGTCGGTGGCGTTGGCGATGCCACCACTTTCCAGAATGCGGATACCAGCGGCTGTTACTGTGTAGTCAACATCGGCCACAAAAGCTGTACCGGTTACCGCAGGCTCTACGGTAATGGATTCTGTCAGATCCGGGATTTTCTTAAACGGCACCAGCGCGCCTTTGTAGGCGGTGTGAGCTTCGTCGGTTACTGCACCGCCAGCCACGGCAGAGGCATCGCCGTACAGGGCCATGGCCACCATGTCATCGGTGAAGCTGTGGCCGGTAATGCTGAGGCCCATGCTGGACACGCTGTAAGCGGTAGCGGCCACACCACCACCGCTTTGGGTGTTGGATGGCAGGGTTTTTTCGTCGGTTTCAATCTGCAGTTCAAACGCGCTGGCTTCGCCAATGGGCATTAAGCCCTGGGCTAAGTCACGGCGGCGCAGATAGATTTGGCCTTTACCAATAAAGGCGCGCACTTCATTGCTCATGGGGTTTTCCTCATGTTGGGTTTAACGGGTTCAGGGGGTTAGGGTTTCAACGTACTCCAGCGTTACCGTGGCGCTGACCAGCGCGTAACCGCTGCCCTCTGCCGGGTAGCCGGTTTCTACTTCTGACAGTTCCTGCTTTTGCACGGGCAGCCCCGGCATAGGTTCGGTAAGGGCGGACGCCAGTGCCAGCCGGATGGCATCGCAACGGGCCTCAGCACCTGCAGCCCAGGGCACGGCGATGTCTACCGTAAAGGGCTGCTGCCATTTGATGCGGTTGCCTTGCTTGCCCAGCATCTGCCCCGGCATGGTCCACAGCACCGCCGTAAGCTGGGGGGCTGGGGCGCGCTTTTCGGGGTTGCGGATTTCGTCAGGATTGCACACGGCACCAATGCCGGCCTGCGGATGTGACGCAAGCGCCAGCAGGCGCTGCACGATGGCTTCGCGCACGCTTGTTGTGGTTGTCATGGGGTTTTCCGTTGGTTTAACTGTTAGTCGGGAAAGGCCTGATCCAGCAGCTGTACCAGCTCGCGGTTCAGCGCATCAGCGGCACGGGTGGCCACTTCGTTTTCGGGCAAGGCCAGGTAAGCCGTTGCCAGTGACGGCCCCAGCGCCTCGGTCATCTTGCCTTTGCGGTAGGTGTACGTTTTGCCGTTACGCCCTGCCCGCTGGTTGCGGGTAGACAGCGGCACACCCGTGCCCAACGGGTTGATAAAGCCAGCCGCGACTTTTTCGCCGCCGCCGATCCAGTCCACCAGAATCTGTGCCCGGGTTGGGTGGCGGGTACGCCGTGCGCGGTAGTTGTATTCGCGCACCGGTATGCCGCTGCCGCTGAAGTTAATGCGGGCCGCTTCGTACTTGGGCGTGGCTTTTTTTACCGCGGCGGCTTTCCGCACAATGGCAGTGCTGATGCCAGTGGCGCCAGCCAAAGCCTGCACGATGTAGTTATCGCGCAGCTGCCGTGCGGCGGCACTGGCGGCGCTGCGGGCAATGGTGTCGCCCTGCCGGCCCAGCTCATCCAGCTGGCGGATAATTTCCGTTAAGCCGGTGGTGGTAACCGTAGTGTTTTTACTCATGGTTCAGAAACTGCACCCATACCCGCGTTACCACGGGCGTGGTGCCGTCGGTGTCGATTTCGGTTACGCGCCAGCGGCTGCCGTTGGCGGTAAATTCGTGGCCCGGTTGCGGGCGGTATTCCATGTTGCAGAATTCGGCGCGGCGGCGTTGCTCTGCTGGTAACAGGGCATCGCGGGCGGGCTTTGTAACGTATTCCAGCAGCGCTACGCGCACAGCCAGCGGGCCGCTGTTGCGCTGGATTTCTGCCGGTATGCCCAGCAGTTCGCGGGCGCTGATCAGCAGATCCTGTTTTCGGTTGTCGGGGTCTGCTGCGCCGTTGATAACAAACAGCCGGCCGGCATCGGTGCGCAAGTAGCGGCCGGTCGCAATGCCAGAGTGCCAGCGCGCCCGCAGGGTGATGCGGGCCTCTGACAGCAGGCCCACGCTGAACGGGATGTTGTCGTCGGCATCGGTTATGCCGATCAGCAATTCGGCAATGCTGGCACCGTTTTCGCCTTGCAGGGTTGCCGGGGTTTTTAATCGACCTGTGCGCATGATGCCTGCCTTAGCGGATGCGGTAGCGGTTAATAAGCCCACCAACGTATTTCAGTCTGGTGGTTGCTGTTACTGCAATTTCAGATTCGCGGTGTTCGTACATGCTGCCGATTTGCAGCAGCATCCACGTTTTAATACTGGCCGGCACATCGTCGGCACTGGCGTACCCCGCGCGGTATTGCAGGGCCACGCGGGCACCGCAAAACCGACCGACGGGATACGATCAGCGGGTTGTCGCCGGGGTAAAACTCCAGCTCCCCGGCGGCAATGAGTGCCGCATGGTCTACCACTGCGCCGTTAATGCTGAGCGATACGATGTCGAGCGCCGGCCATTTCTCCAGCGGGATTTCGTATTGCCCTACCGGTACCAGCTGCTGCCACACTTGCGGCATCAGCGCCCGGCCGGTGGCTTGCTCGGCGCTTTCACGGGCGCTTTTGATGTAGCGCCGGAAAAGATCGTCGTGCTGGTCGTGGGTTACCACGCGGTCGAGTTTTACTTCTGCCAGCGTCAGCGGTTCAGCTTCCGGCCCGGTGATTAAGGTGCTGCGGATGTCCATGGGTTAGCCCTTAGCCAGCGACGATGGCGCCGGTCAGCGGTGCGGCGGGTTGGTAACGGGCATTCAGGCCCAGGCCAACGATGCCGGCGGTAACGGTTTGAGTGGTGTTGGACAGCACGGCGCGCACAAAACGGAACCCGCCGTTTACGTCCAACTCATCGGAGCGCAGGCTGATTTGCACCGGAGTGGATGCAACCAGATCAACCGGATCGCGCAGCGCTTTGGCATCGGTAAAGGCAGCCGTGGTGGCCTGTTCCAGCTGAATTTCTGCCGTTGCGCCGGCGCCAAACGCGCCCACGGTGGCGCAGTACAGCGCGGTTTCAAACTGGCCCATGTCGATGCCAGCGGTTTCATGGTCGCCAGTGGCGTGAACAGCTGGGGCCAGCTCATCGACCAGCACGGCGCGGATGGCCGGGTTTACATTTGCATTGCTCATTGGGGTTTCCCTCATTCAGTTCAGTGTTTTGCAATGGGTGGGGCTGAATCAGTGCAGCGGGCCAGGCCCGCCGCACTGACAGGCTTAGCCGCGCGCCGCCAGGGTGACGAAGTGCGATTTGGTGGCGGTGCCGTTTTGCGGTGACACCGGCTTGCTCAGCTTGGGCTGACCGCCCGCCTTGAACGTCCAGCGCAGCGCCTGTTCTGCGGTGTCGAAGTACAGGTGCATGGAGGTGTCGAACTTAATGCCGCTGGCCTTGCGGGCCATGTAGTAGCCCATCGGGTCGATCAGCTGAATGTCGCCCACCGCACCAATGGCTTTGGCGTGCTCGGTAAACTTGATCGGACGGCCCAACAGGAAACCGCCCGGCGCATTGGCAAAGCCAGTGGCCGGTGGTGTCCAGATGGTTTGGTCGCCAATTTTCATGGTCATCAGCGCCGGCAGCAGTTCCGGGTTGATTTCCCAGTGGGCGCGGGCCACTGAGCTTGGGATCATGCGGGCCAGCATTTTGGCAATGTTTTCCGGCAGCAGCGTGCCGGCCGCTTGGCTGGTTTCTTTGGCAACGGTTACCAGCGCCTTGCTGTTCATGTAGCCCAGCAGCTGACCTGCACCGGTGCCGAAACGGATGGCTTCGTTCAGCTTCCAGCGGATGGCTTCCGGGGCTTTGACCGCCAGACGGTTAGCCAGACGCGGTGCGTCTTCCATAAGCTCATCAGATACGCGGGTGAAGGCGTACAGCTGGTGCAGTTTTACATCGCGGTTTTCGGTGGACACCTCAGAGGATTCCATGGTGGTTTTTTCACCGCGCCACTTGGCCACAATGCCCTGCTGTGACCACGGGGTGGATTCATCCGCGATCATTTCCACCTGGTTGGCGCTGGTCGGTTCAGAATCGACCAAGCCCAGCAGGTCGGCATCGTCTTGCAGGGCCAGTTCGATAATGCGACCACTGAACGCTGGCGGCACCATAAAGCCTTCACCGTTGCTGCCGTTGGTGCCCATGCCATCGCCACCGGCGGCGTACAGGCGGTTGTCGATACCCTGGCCGGTCATGGCGTTGTGGACGCTGGCGGCGAAGTCGGCCAGGTCGTTAAAACCACGGGTGTCTTGCGCGGCCGGCGCTTTAGGCTGCGCACCACCACCAATGGCCATGGGTGCAGTCTGGCGGCCTGCCAGTTGGGTTTGCTGGGCTTCGAGTTTTTCAAACTCTTCCGCCTGGGCGATTTGTTTTTGCAGGTCGGTGCATTTGGTGGCCAGCTGCTCCAGTTCCTGCGCTTCGGCTTCGGTGTATTCACGGCCGGCCGCTTCCGCTGCAGCGCGGATTTCTTTGGCGCGGGCCAGTGCTTTTTTCAACAGTTCTTTCAGCATGGTTTTCTCCTGCTATGGGTATGGGTAGCTCCACCGGCCCGAATGGCAGTGTCGCTGGGGTTGAAACGGGGTTAAGGGGTTACTGGTCGAATGCGGCGAACAGCTGGTCGGCCTGCGCTCGGGTTAATCGGCCCGCCGGTGGCTGGCGGGTTTTGAGGTTGGCCAGTGTGGTTTCCAGCGGCTGGATGGCGTCGATCAGGCCAAAGCCTTCAGCTTCGTGGGCAAACCAGGTGCGGCCATCGGCCAGCGGTTTCAGGTCGGCTTCAGAGATGCCGCGGCCTTTGATAATCACGGCCAGGAACTCCGCGTACAGCTGATCGACCACGCGCTGCACTTCAGCCTTCTGTTCTTCCGTTACCGGCACGCCTTCGAGGCCGGTTGATTTGTGTTCGCCGGTGTCGATTTTGTGTACGTCGATACCGGCGTTCTGGTACATGCGGGAGGTATCCCACAGCACCGTGCGCACGCCAATGCTGCCGATGGTGTTCATGCGGTGGCTGGCGTAGATGGCGCTGGCCGGTGCGGCGATGTGGTAGCCGGCGCTGGCCAGCGTGCCTTCGATTTGCACCACCACGTTTTTGTCTTGCGCGGCATTGGCGATTTCATCGGTTAATTCGTGCATGCCGCGCACATCGCCGCCGGGCGTATCGGACAGAACGACGATATAGTCGATGGTTTCATCCATGCGCGCCGCCCGCACCGCTGCCCGCACATGCTGGGTGCTGGTGACGTAGTTGCTGGGCCACGGGTAGCTTTTGAGCATGATGCCGCGCACCGGAATAATGGCGATATTGTCGCGGATGGTAATGGGCAGGCCGTTGCGTTCGGCATCGATGGCTGGGCCTGCGGTGATGGCACCGTATGCCTGCAGCTGCGGGTTGGCAGCGCGCTCAGATTGCAGCAGCCCTTCCAGTGCGTTCAGTTGGGTTTGGCCCAGGGCGCTGATGCCCCACAGCAGTGTTCGTTCAAACATCAGCGTTCCCCTTTTGCTGGATGGTGTTGCGGTTTTGGTTGGCGAAGTCAAGGCTGACCATGTTCATTTGCACCAGCCGCAGGTCGCCGCCTTCCACTGGGTTGCGGTCTTCCAGTGCCAGTACGTCGTTAATGCTGTAGACGCCCCGGTCCATCATGGTTTTGTAGTATTCCTGACGGGTTTGCAGGTCGCCGCGCAGCAAGCTGCTGAAATTTATTTTGTTGTAGTAATTGCCGCGCAGCAGTTTTGCGTTGACTTCTTGCTCAAGTCGCACCGCCCAGCGCATCAGGCAGTCGGTGACGTATTCGATATTCTGAGCTTCGATATTGTTGTTGGTGCTGCGCTCCAACTCCCCGATTTTATGAGGCGGAACCCCATACCAACGCGCCTGCTCAACCACAGAAAATTTGCGCGACTCAAGGAACTGTGCGTCTTCCGGGGGGATGCTGACAGTTTTAAAACGCTGCCCAGGTTCCAAAACCGCAATACCGCCATTATTGCCGGCTCCGCGATGCTCTTTTTTCCATGTGTTTTTCAGATTCTTTGCCGCACTCATCAGGGGTTACCGCGCCATCGGCCCATTCGATAACGCCGCCCGGCACGGCGCCATTGCCAAAGAAGGCGGCGCCAAAATGCTCCATGGCAAGGCCAAGGCTGATGGCCTGCCGCGCAAAGGCGATAACCGACAACCCCACCACGCCGTCGAGGCTGAAGCCTTTTAGGTGCAGCACCTGCGATGGCTTTAACCAGGTATTGGCCGCGCCGCCGTTGCTAATCTCATGAACAAGCTCACCGTTATTCATACGGGTGGGATTGACTCGTTCCCAGTCAATCATCCATAGCGCGCCCGGATCACCATTGCGCAGGGTTTCGATTTCGGCCAGCCCATTCCCCTGTAGCAGCGCCGATGCAACCAAAGCCTGTTTGAAGTCAAACGCATTAGTCTCAGGATTTGCCTGACGATACAAAAGACGGTCTGCGCCGTGGTCGCCAGCCACTGCGCGCTTTTCACCATCTGTCACAAAAACCCGGTGCGGCATCATGGCGATGTGTTCGCTAATAAGACGCACGCACGCCCACACGGGGCTGTGGGTTAAGGCGCTGTCGATGGTGACCGGAACCCCCGCAATAGGCCGACGCAGCATGCCGCCGAACCAGCCACCGCCAGATTGCTGCGGGGCCTCCGGTGATGTGCTGCGGGCGTCGATACTGAGGCCAGCACCAATACCTGAGAACAGGCTCATTCAGCACCCCCGCGCGCCATCAGTAATCCCAGCAACAGCAGCAGGACGCCCACGGCCAGCATGGCCGGACCGGTGCCCAGCAACTGGTACACGCCGCCGCCAATCAGGCCCAGCGACAGCAGCAGGATGGTGTCCAGCTTGCTGAGGTTTGGAGCTTTGAGTTTCATAGTTCACCGTCTGCATAAATTGAGCGTGCCCGCTTTTTCACCGGGAACAGAATCATCATTGCCAGTGCCATAATTGTGGCGACGGCAGCGTCGATTTTTTCTTTCACTTTGGATTTGTCGGGCTTGATATTCCCGGCAGGATCAATATCGGCAACCAGATTCGCCATACACCAAAACAGCACCGGATTGGAGTATTCCATCTGCTCATTCAGAACACGCAGCATCAGCTCTTTCATAGGGGCGGACATCGAGTTAAAGCCCTGCCCGAATTCGACCATGGGCGCGCCTTCGGCCAGCATGTCGTTTACCAGCTGGTTGGAGTTCCAGCGGTCGAACGCCACCGCCTGCACCTGGAAGTAGCCCAGCGCGGTGCGCAGGTCCCGCTTGATGTATTCATAATCGACCGTTTCGCCCGGGGTGAGCTGCAGGTGGCCAGACACAACGAACCGCTCCAACGACTTGTCGCCCTTAGCCAGCCGCCGATCCAGCGCGCCCTGCGGCAAGTATGCACGCACGAAGGTGCGGGTTTTTCCCTTGCGGCTGATGGTAAACGTGAGCGCGGTCATGTCTTCCACGCTGGATAAATCCAGCCCGCCCCACGCCGGTTCGCCTTTGAATTCGTCGTTGCCGTTCCACGGTGCCTGGTCGTCGTAGCCGGTTTCGCAGAGCTTGAGCCGTTCAAGGTTCATCCACTTGGCTTCACCACGCACCGCAATGTTCAGGCGCTTGGTCATAAACTCGATTCGTTCAGACGGGATTTCTTTGGCCATGCGGTACTGTTCGCGCATGTCGTCGGGGTTTACCGACACGCCCCAGTTGGGGTTGGCCTTGATCCACTCGCTTTCCTGATCCCATTTTTCGGGGTCGTCTACTGTGTAGATCAGGGCGAAATAACTGTCGTCTTCCACCGCGCCTTCGAGTACGCGGGTGGCATAGTCGAGCTGATCGGCGTCCACGCTATCGGGAATAAAACCCGCCGTAGTGATAGCGATTATCAGCGGCTGCTTTCGCGCTCCACGGGCGGATTTGATAACGTCCCACACCGCACTGGTCGGGTGGGCGTGCAGTTCGTCAATCAGGCCGTAATGAACGTTCAGGCCGTCCATGCTTTTGCTGTCTTTGCTCAGCGCTTGCAGCCGGCCACGGTTGCGCGGACACACTACGCGGTCGGCGTATGGGCGCGCCAAGCTGCTGAGCTTGGGCGACTGTTCCAGCATGGCCAGCGCCGCGTCGTACAGTTCTTTGGCCTGGTCGCGCTTGGTGGCCGCAGAGTAAACACGCGGGCCACCTTCGCCATCAGCCAGCAAGCCGTAGCAGCCGACGTAGGCGATCTTGGTGGTCTTGCCGTTTTTGCGCGGCACCCGGATGTAGGCAATGCGGAACCGGCGGGTTCCGTCTTCGCGCAGCCAGCCGTAAATGTTAGCGATTTCAAAGCACTGCCAGCCCTGCAGCTCCAGCGGCAGACCAGCAAATTCGCCTTCGTACTGGCGGCAGTAGCCACTGAACCGAAACACGCGAGCGGCGGCGTTCTCATCGAAATACAGGCCACGGCTGCCAGCGGTTTCCAGATCACGAAACCAGCGATCCACCGCCAGACGAGTGAGCCGGCACACCGGAATAACGCCCGCGCGAACGTCCTCTGCGTACTGGTACGCCATGTCGAGGTACTTGCGGCCCAGATCGACCGCAGGCACCTGCTTCATCACAGCGTTCACAGGTCCAGCATCCCCTGATTGGGGTTCTCCAGTTTGATAACCTGACGGGCGCGGGGCGTCATGCCCAGCTGATTTTCCAACTTCGCCAGTTGCTCTGCCGCCTGCTTACGCAGCACGGCTTCAACCGACATTTGCCGCGCACCGGTGGCGAACACCTGAATGCTGCCCCGGCCGTTTTCTTTCTGGCATTCGCGGTTCCACTTGCGCCATTCAGCGTAAGCAACGCACCAGCGGTGAAACACGGACAGATCAATTTCAGAAATGATGCCCAGCTCCAACAGCTTGGCACCCATATCGTCCCACAGCTCCGCCTCTTCTTTCTTCAACCCTTTGGGCTTGGCAGGCAAGCCAGCGACCACGCCCTGGTACAGATCCGCAGTGTCAGACTGCTGGGAGCCTGAAGCCGCAACGGGTGATTTTTTAGGCTCCAGCGGAATGACAGCGGCACGCTTTGCGTCAGCCATGGTCACCTCGCAGAAATAAAAAAAAGCCCGGAAAAACCGGGCATAAAAAGGGATCAAACAATATGCTGTTTAACCCCCCCCCTAAAAATTAGATATCTCACACGGAGGGTTACCCCTTCGTTCGCGGCATTTCAGGGTCGGAAGGATTTACCCCCCCCCCCCTCCCCATCACCAGAATCAGGCCCGGTCACCAGAATCAGGCCCGGACCTTTTCACCAACGCGGTTGTGGCAGTCATGACACAGCGGCCGAAGGTTGCTCCACTCCCAAAACAATTCAGGGTGAGACTTAGCAGGCTTGATGTGATCGACAATCTCAGTGGCACGCACCAAACCATTGCGCTCACACTCGCAGCACAAAGGATGGCGCTTCTTATAAACAATACTCAGCTTGCGCCAGCGCTGCGTTGAGTACAGACGATCAGACTCAGCACGCCGCCGGTTATAGTCCTGCTGCCCCTGCTTACGATTAACAGCAGCGGCAGCCTTGTGTTGATCGCAGTAACCACCACGAACCAGCGCCCCGCATCCAGGATGCTTGCACAGCGTTGGAGCCTTAGCGGGCATGATCATCATCGCGGCGAATCATGGCAGCAGCCTGCCAATCCTTGCGCGCCTGTTCACGCTCAGCAAGATCAAGATGGCGTTGCTTGTAGTACCAGTTCACAACGAACGTAGCCGCAGCCAGGGCAACACCAATTAACCCGAATAATTCATTCATGCTGAATCCAGTCACAGCAACTGCCCCGCTCGTTCCATAAGCCGCCACGCTTGCCGCTCGCTCCATCACCACATCGTGAACACTGCTCACTTAATCCGATCCGTTTGCTTGCCATTGGCTTTATCGAATGACCGCATGCCACCAATACCCAACATGCCAGATGTAACAACCCACAGCGCATCAGTCGGTAGCACCGGCGGAACAGCCAGGTCAGCAGGAATAACACCAAACCCCTGAAGCAACACCCACAGCCACAGCAATAGCGGGTACAGCAGGAACTGATACACCATTGCCACAACACCAACCCAGCCAATAGTAGGCCGCCAACCGGCAACAAACAGGCTTTTATGCTGAGCTTCAGCCGCATTAACGGCCAACTGAGCCTTGGCAATATCCGCATCAATCTGCTTTTCTTGCAGCTTTAACTTCAGCCGCTCTTCATCGCTGGTGAATAAATCATCCGCAAGACTGGCCACGCCAGCCACAACCTGAGCAATACCGGCAGACATTAAGCCACTCCCTGCAACGTGCGATTAATCCAGCCCAGCAGGAACTTACTCTGCGACCGGTCGTTATTAACAATGGCCACATAACGCGCCACCTTGGCCAACGCATATTTAACGGCGAACAACTCCGCCGGCATCGCATTAATAGCGCGAGCAGTTACAGGCCCGGCCACACCGTCAGCTGAAACACCAGCGACCACCTGAGCCAGACGAACAGCAACACGCACACCGGCGTTTACTGCAAAATCGAAAATATCCGCCGCAACATCGTCGACCGCCAAATCATCACAGCCCGCAGGTATCCAGAAATTATCGGCATAGAACTGCTCAACCATTTGCCGCAACTCAGGCGAATTAACCTGCCCGGCATCAATCAAACGCCAACCCGGCCAGCCGCCCCAGAAATTACGGGCAATACCGGCGAACGTCATCCCGCCACGATCACCCGCAACGGTATGCAGCACATAGCCGCCCTCATTGCGGATCATCTGATCAAACGCAGGAGAAAAGGCAGCCATAAATAAAACTCGAAAAAAAGCCCGGACGAACCGGGCAAAGAGTGAGGAAGCAAGACCATCAACGTGCAGAAACAAAAAAGGCCCAATCATTTCTGACCGAGCCTTTACTTGTGCGCACTATCTGAAGCTAGGTTGCATTTTCCTGATTATTCCCACGTTTGCAATACTTTTTTTCAAACGTAATAAATTCAAACGCAGCAGAGAAACTCAGCAAGGGTAATATTTAATTTAGAGAATGCTGAATCACGGAGCCTGTACGCCTTACTGCTGCTCATACCCAAAGCACGACAATGCTGTATAACCGATGAATCCAGAACGGTATAAAATTCTTTAATTACCGCCCGCTCATCCTCTGGCAGCCTGCACACAGCCCGCTCAATTTCCTCAACCTCAGCCGACCATAAAACCCGCGAACCACGATCACCGTCACCGGAAACCAAAGCACCCAACAAATTACCGGACGACGCCAAACCAACACCACCGGCCGCAGCCTCACCCCACACAACAAGCCGCGCATGAATATCAGCCTTACGCTCCCTACTGATACTCATACAAAATCCTCCCCCTCTTCTCTTTCCTGCCGCATCCCCGGCTTGTCCATTCCCTCCATCCGGTTATAGCTACCCATCCACACCAGGTAATCAGTCCCCGGCTCGCCATCACGAAGCTTTGCCGAAATAACCTCAACCTGCCCCGGATACTGCGTGTTCTCGTTGTAATATTCATCGCGGTACAAAAACTGAATAACGTCAGCATCCTGCTCAAGGCTTCCACTCATGCGCAGATCGCTCATCATTGGTCGCTTATTCGCACGCTTCTCACAGTCGCGGTTAACCTGACTCAACCCGATAACCACGCACCCCAAATCCTTAGCAAGCTTTTTGAGAGCACGAGAAACCTGCCCAACCCGTAACGTCTCGTTATCCGTCTTTAACGTCGATTCAACCAAGCCAATATGATCGACAATCACAAAATCCAGAGGCGTTTTACGATGCTGCCGCTTTGCCCGCGCCACCAATTCAGTAATCGGAAGACTCGCCTGGTCATCAAAAAATAACTGCCCAGCGCTTTTTGCCAACGTCGTAACAGCCGCGCCAAAACGCGAGGTCTGCTCATCAATGGCCAACACCTTGCCACTCTTCAAAAGGCCCAGCTTCACCTTGCCCTCAGCCGCCGTCATACGCTGCACCAGCTGCCGGGTGGGCATTTCAAGACTGAACACCATGCCGTTTTTCTTCTGCACGCCCGCCATATGCCTCGCAGCGTTCAGCGCATATGCCGTTTTACCCATAGCCGGACGCCCTGCCCAAATATGAAACTCACCCGGCTGACCACCACCCAACCGATAATCAACATGCTGAAAACCCGTCAATAAGCCATGAATACCCGGATTATTTGCCACCTGATCAATGTGATCGACCATCGCCTTTAACGCCTGTGGCAACGACAACACAGAGTTCTGCCGCTCGTGCCGCTCCGTAACGGTCAGAATCTGCTGTAACTGCGCAAGCCTGCTCTGGTGATCCGCATAACCATCATCAAGCAGGCATCGCATCATCTGCTGCGCAGCATGCAAATATGCCCGCTCAACAGAAAATTCCATCACCAGCCGAGCATAAGCCACAGCGTTATCAACCGACGGGATATACTCAAGAAGTTGGTTCAAATACACAGCCCCGCCAACAGCATCAAGCAGCCGCATACCTCCCAAATACTCAGCAACCGTAACCACATCAATCGGAGTTCTGGCCTCAGCTAACGCCGCGCAAGCCGAATAGATTTCACGGTTACGCGCGTCGTAAAAATGCTCGCCCAACAAACCAACAGCCTGCACATCATCAAACGCCTGCTCATCCAACAACAAAGCGCCAACAACACTCTGCTCCGCCTCCGAACTCCATAACTGCCGCTGAAAACCACTCATTGCCCATTCTCGTATTTCTTATCCAGAGCCTTTAAAAAATTCTGCTTCTTCACCAACCAATGTAGATCAAACCAGTGCGTATCATCCGCCGTTAAAATCGGGCAGCGCGTAGCCAGATACGAAAAAAACTTACGCCACCACAACAAACCAGAGGCCCGGTCGTGATACAGCGTCCGCTCACCGCTACTGTGCTCAATACCCGCCGCCTGCTTCCAGCGATTCGCCAGGTTCCGCGCCGACTGACTCTCAGCCCACACACCACGCTTAGGCTGGCGACACTGCGGCAGTAACTCAGCCCACAACGCCAGAATCTCAGCATGAGGACAATCACCAACACCACGCCCGGCAGGTGCAGCAACCGCAGGTTCTGCACACTCTCCTTTAGGAGAGTTATTATTGTTATATTGAGGTGTGGGGTTCATGCCGTGGGGTTCCTGTGTGGCTCCTGATTCATAAGCCTTTGAATTATCAGAGGTTTCCTGTGTGGTTCCCTCCGTGGGGTTCCTGTGTGGTTCCTCATTCGAACGGACTAATACAAGGTGTGCCAATGGCAGTCGAAAAACCATGGCATCACCGATACCGCCACCCTGATTAACCCTAACAACCAAGCCCGCCGCCTCCAGACGCCGCAAAGCCGCCCTTATCTGCTCCCGCCCAAACCGCTGCGCCGCCGCCGTACTTCCACGAGCCCTATGCTCTTCCAACAACTCCGAAAACTGCTGGTAACTCACACGCCGCCGCACACCAACCAGCCCGGTACTAAAATCCATATGCCGCCGAAGCCCGCGCAAATACAAAACCTGATCCGAGTGCGGCATGTACTGCAACGCCGCGTCCTCTTCCTCATTCCACTGCCAATAAAGCCCGGAATAGCCGCCCCGGATGCTCACAACATCACCCACAGCACCCTCCCAAAAAAATCGAAAATTCCGCCGAAATTCGGCGCGAAAATTCCGCAAACCCCAAAACCAACACCCTACCCACGCATCGCAGAAACGAGCGACACCATACGGTGCTGCG